TTAGTAGATTTAAAAACATACTTACCTAAGCGTCCAAACGCCGCAGAGCTTGGAATTATCTTGGAGATGTTCGAAGCATCAGTTGATGGCGAAAAGTACGATCCGGCTAAATGGGGTCAATACTATCGTCCACCTGGTTTGGAATATGCTGCTCCTAAAACAGCAAGCGCACCTTCTCCAGCAACGCCAACGCCAACGCCCGAAGCAAAGGAAGACACACCGACACCCACCCCTGTTTCCGAAGCAAAGGAAGACGTCCCATCTGCTAAGCCCGAAGCATCATCTGATGCGACGGCTAGCGATAGTTCGGCATCAGCTGACGACATTCTAGCAATGATCCGCAACCGCGGATAATAAATCGATATTGACATCGAATAGAGGGTAGATTTCTACCCTCTAACACAAACATGGAGGTTGTATGACCAGACCGATAGACTTTTCTAAGTTCAGAAAATCAATCACAAAGAGTATTACAGGTATTAGTTCAGGATTCAACGATCCTAAAACCTGGATATCTACTGGTAATTATTGTTTAAATTATTTAATATCTGGCGATTTCTACAAAGGTATTCCGCTTAGTAAGGTAGTGTGTTTTGCTGGCGAATCCGGCAGTGGTAAATCGTTGATTGTTTCGGGTAACATAGTAAAAAATGCACAAGATCAAGGTATATTCATTGTCTTACTAGATAGTGAGAATGCTCTTGATGAAGATTGGCTCCAAGCATTTGGAGTAGATACATCGCCCGAAAAGCTTCTTAAGTTGGGTGTAAGTATGATAGATGATGTAGCAAAGATTATATCAGAGTTCATGAAGAATTACAAGAGCGAATATGCCGAAGCTGGCGATGAAGCACCTAAAGTTCTGTTTGTAATAGACAGTCTTGGGATGTTGTTAACACCAACTGACGTAGCACAGTTTGAAAAAGGCGACATGAAAGGCGATATGGGTCGTAAGCCAAAAGCACTTACAGCATTAGTTCGTAATACAGTTAACCTTATTGCTGAGCATGATATTGGATTGGTAGCTACTAATCACACTTACGCTAGTCAAGATATGTTTGATCCGGATGACAAGATTTCCGGAGGACAGGGATTTGTATATGCAAGCTCCATTGTAGTTGCAATGCGTAAGAATAAGTTAAAAGAAAATGACGACGGTATTAAAGGCCCCAACGTATTGGGTATTAAGTCTGTGTGTAAAGTTGTAAAAAGCAGATATTCGAAACCATTTGAAAGTGTTAAGATTAATGTACCCTGGGAAGGTGGAATGGATGCTTATTCGGGACTATTCGATCTATTCCTAGATGCCGGAATATTTGTAAAACAAGGCAACAGATATAAATACACATCTAAAGTGACTGGCGAGGAAATACTAGAGTTTAAGAAACATTGGAAGGGAGACAAGCTAGATGTAGTTATGTCTGAATTCGATGATACCTTATTAGTGTGTACTGACCCAGCAGATTCTAATGAAGAAGAAATCGACGGAGAATAAAAATGTCTGAAAATGCAGCATTAATAAACGAAATATGGGGAGCCTTAAAGCCTTATATCCCAGCCAAAGAGCGGCTTAATGCCGCTGATCAATTGGTTGAGATATTTGATGATTACGGTATGTCAGAAGGGTTTGAAACAGAAATGGACCTAGAACCGGAAATAAAAGCCGCCTCAGCATCGTTGCTTGGGTCTGCCGAACTTGACGAGGAAGAATTAGATGAGTACTAATTGTATTCGACTTAAAGAAACTATAATAGCAGGTAATAAGGATGATGTTCTTAACATGTTAGTGCAGATGAAAGAAGATTGCCTAGATGTTAACAATGCAGAATTAGTTACGAATGTTACTTCCCCGGCTATAATTGCAGAGTTGCACGAGTTGTTAATAGAACATCTGGGTGCAAATAACAGAAATATGCTTGTAAAAGGGCGTGTTCCTAACATTCGCAAGCGAGCATACTGTTTTGTTCAGGCAATGGAGAACGGGGTTAAAAGAATCCCTTGAGCACTTGGTATAGGAAAGTTCAATCTGACCTTACTCAATTACCTTCGTGTATTATCTTTTTTGAGAAAGAATTAGATGATGCACGTAACCACTTAGGGTTAAAAGGCAAGTCGTTAGAAAGGCATGCAGCAGATTTAGCAGGAATAGTCGAGCATCGCTTCGGCCAGCTACAAGAAATTGAGGCTATTTTAGAATTTCTTAACTTAAATCTTAAAAAAGTAAAATCGGCAAAGTTTAAGTATTATTTAGAAGGATATGCTAAAGCTCTCACATCCAGAGATTGCGAAAAGTATGCAGAAGGCCATCCTGACGTAGTGTCAGCGGCATTGTTAGTGAACGAATTTGCAATGGTTCGTAATAAGTACTTAGCTTTGTCTAAGGGCTTTGAAACTAAGAATTGGATGATTGGCCACATCGTAAGGTTACGTGTAGCTGGCCTAGACGATGCGAAGGTAGACTAATGGATCTTCAAATATTATTAATATTAGTGTTATTTCAGCTAAAGCACTTTATAATGGATTTTCCATTGCAGTCGGAATATATGTTAGGGAAGTTAAGCCGCAACGATTGGAGAATGCCTTTAACTTGGCATTCGGGATATCATGCGTTTGGAACATTCCTGGTTATATTTCCCTTATATGGGGTAGGTATTGCGTTTAAGCTTTCTGTTATAGATTTTGTATTGCATTTTATTATTGACCGAATAAAAGCAATGTACAATATTATAGTCTCTCCGGGAATAAATGATCCCAGATTCTGGAATGCGTTAGGTGCAGACCAAATGGCCCATCAGCTTACAATGCTTTATTTGGTTTATTTACTATATTAAGCTTGACAAGTTTGTAACAGTATGTTATAATATGTAAAAGGAATACAAAAATGGCAAAGGATTGCATATTAGAGATCTCTGATGAAGCTAACATCAGATTTAAAGGACTAGATGTCCAAACTAGAAGAAATCTTAGTAACAAAGTGAAATTCTTTCAGCAGTCTGCTCGTCACACCCCCGCTTTTAAATTAGGGCGATGGGATGGATGTATTAGGTTCTGCGATGTAGGCGGTAGATCGTTTGTTCATTTACTTGACAGATTGTTGCCTATTGTGCAAGAAGCTGGTTATCTAATTCATATAGATGACAAGCGTAAACAGTATGATTTTAAATTTGAGCAAGTAGATAAAGACAGCTATAGTCATGTTATTTGGCCAGAAGGGCACGTACATGAAGGTGAGCCTGTTATTTTGCGAGATCATCAGGTTACTGTGATAAACAAGTATATTGAGAACTTACAAAGTATACAATCTGTAAGTACTGGAGCTGGTAAGACGATAATAACCGCCATATTAGCAAATAAAGTTGAGCCATATGGTAGATCATTAACTATTGTTCCGAGCGTCGATTTGGTAATACAGACAGAGGCAGATTTTAAAAACTTCGGTCTTGATGTAGGGGTATATTACGGAGATCGTAAAGAACCTGGTCATAAGCACACTGTTTGCACATGGCAGTCAATTGAAGCACTTGATAAAAAGAGTAAATATTTCGATCCAGACTTACATATAGATGACTTTGTTGAAGGTGTAGTGAGTGTAATAGTTGATGAAAGTCATGGGGCAAAAGCGGATGTTCTTAAAAAGCACCTAACGTCTACATTTGCTAATTGCCCGTTGCGATGGGGGATGACTGGTACAATTCCGTTAGAAGAACATGAACAGGTAGCACTTACTTGTGGCATTGGACCCGTTGTACATAAAGTGACAGCAAAAGAATTGCAGGATTTAGGTATATTAAGTAGGTTGGAGATTGAGATATTACAACTTAACGATGCTCACGTAATGCATGATTCGTACCAGTCCGAACTAAAGTTTTTAGTAACGGATCTGAAGCGGTTAAATTGGCTTGCCGAGCATATTGAAGTTCAACGTAAAGAAGGTAATACGTTAATTTTAGTTGACAGAGTAGCGACCGGAGAGTTATTATTGGAAATGATTCCTGGAAGTGTTTTTATATACGGCGGAGTATCGTCTAAAGATAGAAAAACGCATTACTCATCAATTAAAACAGCGGATAACGAAGTTACAATTGCTACATACGGTGTAGCAGCAGTAGGTATAGACATTCCGAGGATATTTAACTTATATTTGTTTGAGCCTGGAAAGAGTTTCGTTAGAGTAATTCAGTCAATTGGCCGAGGTATACGTAAAGCTAAAGATAAAGATTTTGTAAACATATTTGATGTAACATCGTCTGCGAAATATTCTAAGAAGCATTTAACTGAGCGTAAAAAGTTTTATAAATCGGCTGAGTATCCGTTTAAGATAAAAAGGGTGAAATATCTTGATCAAATTTGAAACTAAAGTACGATATAACGGATTAGCTACATACGGCATAGTGAAGTTCAAGGAACAGCTACGTCTAGCTCATGTGCCGTTTGCTGATATCTCAGCCGAGTATGGCAAATGGGAGCGTCGATATTTTGTGCTATGGTTTAACGAACAGTTTGAAGAACAAGTGTTTGCCAGGGTTTTAGATGGAAAGTTACAGAAAGTAATATTACAGTGCGCCAAAAACGCTGGATTCGATTGCGAGGATGGCAAAGGAGATACATCATTAAAATATTAACACATGAAAATAAATCTTACGATTTAGATCACATACCTGACGAAGTAGAAGATATCAGGTATTGTGTGCTAGATTGTACCGATAAGCAAGAGATAGATTTCTATTTCTTGCCCCTTATATTTCTCGAATCATTCTATTCACCAGCAGTGGTGTTAGATATCGGTAAATATAGAGTCAGGATGCCGTTAGATTGGTCCATATTAGTCACGGACGAAACATTCCACGATATGGAAATAATGCCACTAACGAGTATAAATGACCGAGGATTTAGTACAGTAGTATTTAATCCGTTACGACATATGGTTCCAGAAACATTCGAGGTAAACATTAGTAATGTCTATGCTGACATTAAGTGGTTTTTTCCTAAATTAAAAAATGGTAACGTATTGGCAGTCCCTGTTGAAGAAGGTGATTCGCCAAATTGCGTTTTATTTGTTAAAGAGAGTGCTAAAGTACCAGAACCAATAGATATAGCAACTTTATTTCAATAATCTAACAGAGGAACTTAAAAATGATTAAAGTAACATACCCGTACAACTACATACCAGCAGTAAAGTCGTATTTAGACGACAAAGACATCGATGCGTCTTTTACTTTTACTTCCAATAAAAAAGAAAAAGTAAAATTAGGTGTCAAGCGAGCCGACGATGCCCTTACTATTATAGTGCAAGGGTCTAAAATGGCAGAGCAAGCGACGAAAATGTACTTAGATTCGGCAGAATCTGTATTAGGCAATTTCATGGAAAAAGTCAACAAAGTAGTAAATGTTTCCATTGAGCCCGACAAGGTAAAAAAAGCGCCAGCTGCAAAGAAAGCGACAGCATAGTAATGTGATGTCGGAAGGGGAGGAAAATGTTTATTACACGGACGTCCCCTTCCATTATCTAGCGTATTTTCATTTATTTATTACATCCAAAAACGAACACTATCAATATATAGGCCATTATCATGATGAAGATCTTCGTAAATTGCTTTATATTGAATTTGACACGCCTGAGGAATGCTTTGCTTTTATAATGAAGTACGGTGGTTCCGAATTAG